GCAACTGGAAGTGTGGGAGCACTACCAGAAGCTAAGTCCAAAAGAAAAGGTCCGGTTCAGAGGGGAAACAAAAATGATGAAAGGGTTTCTCGACCAGCTAGCCAAGGATCGGAACAAGAAGAAAGCCCCTTAGACCGGACGGCGCGGTACTTTAGGCGTGCACTAGAGTACGTGTTCATCACCGCCGGTGGTGTCAAGGGCAAAGAGACTGCGCAGGATAAGATTGATTTCTTTAAGGAGTTCTACGGTACTAAGCCTGCCGAGCGGGACCAGACCGCTAGCGACTTTGCTAAAGAGCGCGGCCTAAACCCCGAGACGGTTAAGAAGTGGGCTAACGATCTAGCGCTAGGCCAAGACAATCAGACCAAGTTCTTTGAGAAGTACAACCAGCGGTTCCGTATCGCCCTAGGTGTTATTGCGAAAGAAGAAGGTCTGACCGCAGAAGAGGTCGAAGCCGATCTTAATGGCGCGACGCTGGCGCGAGACTTTATCGAGACCTTACGCGACCTAGAAGAAAACGAAAGCAACGAAGTCGGTATGGCCGGTGACGTCAAGCGCGAGCTTGCTGAGCAAGCTACCAGTGCAACGGCGGACCAGCAGGTCAACAGCATGTTAACCGTGGAAGACGACGGGACCGTCGAGGGCGGCCCGAGCAGTCCCACTGGTATTACGTTTAGCGACTCTTCTCGCGGGGCTAGTCTGTCCGAGGAAGGCAACTTCGCCGAAGGAATCAGTAACAAATACATCCGTCTAAGTGCCGCGCTTGAGCGGGCCGAAGAGTCTGGTAACCCTGAAGCCATCGCCAAAGCAGAGCAGGACCTAAAAGACTTTGAAACGGTGATGCCAGAGCTCGAGGCCCGGGCACGCCGTGCGGCTAAAAACATCACGCCCAAACAAGAAGCAAAGGAAGCTGACCAAGAACCCGAGGAAGAGGACGTCGTTGTACGCGAAGCTGTGGACAAGGCGTTCTCCGAGGCTAAAAAAGACCTCAAGAAGAAGTCTGAACCCAAGACCAAGCGTAGGGCTAAGAAAGAGCAGACGGCTAAAAAACCCGAGCCTGAACCTGAGGTCGAGGAGATAGAGAACACGCATGAGGCCGCAGGCAAAGCGTGGGACGCTGTGGCTAGTGAGCTGGAAGGCGCACCCTTGTGGAGTGAATTAGACAGAGACCAACAAGAGACATTCTTTGACTTCGGACCAGAGAACTGGACCGAAGAAGACGTGATGCAGGAGCTGGCTCAGATCCAGCGGGAGCAAAACGGTGGGGGAAAGTTCGGCAAAGAGACCACTGATAAAGACGTAAAAACCTACACGGCGAAGAAGTTACGTGCGGAGATTCAGAAGTTCATTCGCGCTGACGTACTTGGTCACAAGCTAATTATTGTTGATAACGTAGACGAGCTGACTCAAAGTCTTGACCCCAAAGAAAATCGCGTAGGCGATTTGATGCAAGAGGAGGGTAGTGCTTACGGCGTGGCTACTAACGGTGTAGCGTATCTCATTGCTGACCGCATCAAAGTGGGTCAGGGCCGCGCTAAGTTCATGCATGAAGTCGGTGTGCACCTAGGTTTAGAAGGTCTTCTGCCTAGTGGGATGTTTAAGCGACTGTCTAGTCAGGTTCTATCGTGGGCAGACGCAACAGATTCCTCTATAAAAAGTGAACTAGCTCGTAAAGCAGTTGAGCGCACACGTCAGGCCGAAACACCACCGGAGGATGTGCCGTCGGAGGTGGTAGCCTACTTTGTTGAGGAAGCGATACAAGCAGGGATTGACCCAACCAATTTATCCTCAACTAAAGACCCGGGCCTACGCGAGTGGATCAGGTCCATGATCACGGCTTTCAAAAAGGCACTACGTAAACTCGGGTTTAAGGGTGATCTTGAGGTACAGGACGTTGTGGACCTAGCCTACGGTGCGGCAAACCTAGAAATAAAGGGCCTGTGGCATGGCACAGCCGCACAATTTAGGCGCTTTAATAACGCTTTTATCGGGTCCGGTGAAGGTGCAACGGCATATGGCTGGGGTGCCTACGGAGCACAGAGCAAGTCTGTCGGCAAAGATTACTACGATTCGGACATCACTAGAAAAACTGACGATCTAGTGAGTCGATGGAAACAGCAGTACCGGGGCTATAGGTTCGCCGAAGACATAACGGTGCCCGACCCGAAAAATCCAAAAAAGACCAGAACCATACCCGCGGGACAGAACGTAGCATTCGCTAATGTCCCCGACGTCACGTCATTCATACTCGAGGGGGACGGTAAGACGGTCAACCTGATTGATAGGCGGGGTAATCTGGTAGAAGATGTCTTGTTGCCCGAGCCACCTGAGGGGTCGCTCAAGCGCTTTATCCCTGTAGTACGTCCGTCGCACACCATTGACTTTGACAAAGATATTGAAGAACAGCCAGAACCGGTACAGAGAGTGCTGTCTGACCTATGGTATACGCTTAGATCGGCGGTAGATGATTACATAGATGCCGAAACGGATATACGAAGGGAATATGGAGGCATGCCTCTAGCAAAGCCGATCATACACCCGGGGACTATGGAGGAGTCTTACCCGGCCGGTTTTCCTATACCTACCTCATATAAAGAGTTCGATAGTTTTATAAAAGACCTTCGTAAACTGGGCATTACATCTATAACGGTAGATATGTATGACAGCGATAAATCAGTTGACATACCGACATGGAATCTTAATTTGCTACGAGCAAATAAGAGACAAGTAATCGAAATGGTCACGGGGGATAATTTGGAATTTCTACCCGGCGCCGTTTTTGTAGGGTCTGATAATAAGACTTTAGGTGTTACGGGGCGCTTGCTCCAGAATGGTTACATCACTTTACCTGAAGGTAAAGACCCTTTGTTTGATGAAGCCATGGCTGACAGGGACTATCATAAAGCGGCCAGTCTTTATCTGAAAGACAAAGGTATTGACGGCATCGTTTACGACGACGGCGACAGTCGGGGGATCGGGGACGAACCATTTATTCTGAGAAAGAAAATAAAGACGGCTGGCCCCACAAAACTATCACCGTCTAATGCAGATATTTATGTTAGGGACGTAATTACAAAAGAGCCTCTGGGGATAGCAGTATATAGTGGCGTTATCAGTAAAGCGGTACGGCTGATTACAAGACTGGGCTTTAACGGCGCACTTGTACGTGCCAAAATATCTGGCGACTCCGAAGTAACCGACGTCATCAACGACCTCAGAAAAAAATACCGAGTCATCCGTAACGACCGCACCCGTAACACAGTGGTGTTCGACGATAAAGATATGGTGCCACTGGCGTCAGCCTCAGGTGCTGATCCAGAGAAAGTTAAGTTTGGTAAGAACGAGGTTAGCGCCAGCGATAAAGCCAAGATCGACCGCAACACCAGCAAGATTCCGTCGCGAGTCCGGCCGTACTACCGCACGTTATCCCGGGCCACAAAAGGGGCGATGGATGCGTTTCGGTTTACAGGCAACATCTTAGACGAGGCGGCTAAATATATGCCGTCCGCACGTAAGTATCTGCGTCTGGTGCGCGAGCAAGTTGCCATTCGTAACAACCAACTCCATACAGTAGAGAAGGTTGGAAAGCTAGCTAGTAGTCTGAAAAAAGCCGAGTTCAACAAAGTCAACAAACTCATCCAAGATTCCACACGCTCAGGCAAGTGGGCGTTCGCCCCTTCGTGGCTAGAGGGTCTTGAGGCTGGCAAAAAGGCTAAGGTTGATGAGGCGATGGCAGAGCGCTATGACGCACTGTCAGACGAGGGTAAGCAGGTCGTACGTGAAGTCTTTGCCCATGGTTACAACACCATGTTCGAGCTTCGTAAGGGGGCCATGGAGCAGGTGCGTGTGTTGTATGACCAAGACATTGCGCTGGCTAAACGCCGGGGTGATGCCAAGGAAGTTGAATCGCTCGAGGCTAAACGTGCTGATGCTTTACGTGAGTTCACTCGTTTGTTTGATATTGGTACTGACCGCCCCTATGCACCTCTGCGTCGATTCGGTAACTATGTCGTGGTCTACCGCTCACCGGCCTTGGCTGACGCACAGCGTGTACTCACTGACCCAGATACTTTTTCTGACGAAGATATTGAGATCGCACGCAAAACAGTCAAGCGCTTAGAGGCCGACCCAGATAGCTACCAAGTGCACTTCCGTGAAAGCGGCATCGAGGCCGAGAAGTTAGCTCAAGAGCTAGGTGAGAAGTACGGCGCACAGAACGTACGCCAAGCAAACCGCGATAAAGACGCAGACTACCTTTATGCGTCGCCCGATCTAAACGGTCTGCTTATGCGACTGCGCTCGCAAGCTAGACGCACCACTGAGGACGATCCGAACTCTGATGTCTCGCAAGCACTGGCCAACGTACTCACCGAACTTCAACTGAACCTGCTGGCTGAGCAAAACGCTCGCCACGCCGAGCATCGCCGCGTCGAAGGCGGTGTCGAAGGCGCCGAGGAAAACATGATGCGCTCGTTTCACCAGCACGGTCTGGCCGGTGCGTCGCTTGTAGCCTCACTGCATAAGAGCAAAGACGTCTATAAAACGCTCGAGGATATGGAGGCGGAGAACCGTCGCCAGCCCGCGGACAAAAGCGTACGCTCATCTCAGTTATACAACGAGGTGGCAAGCCGACATGCCATGGGTCTTGAGGTCCAAGCAGGCAATGTCACAGATACGTTGTTGCGCTACAACTCTGCGTGGATGCTTCTGTCCAAGCCGTTGTACTACCTGCAGAACTTGATGCAGAACCCGTTCATGACGTTGCCCGTATTGATGGGTCGCTTCGGTACAGCGAGATCATCGGCTGTCATGGCCAAGACCTACGCCGACGTAGGCCGAGTGATGGCCGGTCAGCGGTTGACGCCTGACACCATTAAAGATCTGCCCGAGGACATCCGAGGAGTTATCGCAGATCTGTTAAACCAAGGCCGTCTCAACGTCTCACTTGACCAAGAGATGGGTGAGAGACTGCGCGGCACGTCGATCATGGGCCGAGTCATCACGTGGCTACAAGGTATTGCTGAGCGTGTTGAGGGTATCAACCGTGTGGTTGCCGCGGCTACCGCTTATCGTCTGGCTACCGAGCGTGACTATGACCACCGAGCCGCAGTGAACTACGCAGGCGATATTGTCTACGACACGCACGGTGATTACTCTAACTTCAACGCGCCTAAGCTCATGCGTAATGGCCCGGGGCGTATCGTCACGCAGTTCAGGAAGTTCCAGCTCATTCAGATTGGTCTGCTGGCTAAGCTCAGCCGTGAGGCTACGAAAAACGCAAGCCCAGAGGAGAAGTGGGTAGCGCGTAAGTCGATGGGTTTCTTGCTAGGCACGACGTTCGCCATGGGTGGCACCATGGCACTGCCCGGCTTTACGGCTATCTCGTGGATTCTCGGTAAGGCGTTTGGTGAGGACGACGAGCCCAACGATCCAGAGGCAATCGAGGCACGCATGCGGCAAGCCATCGGTGATCCTGACCTAGCGGACTTGCTGATGCAGGGTATCCCGAAACGGTTCTTCGGCGTGGATGGCCAGCCAGTTACCGGTGGTATGGGCGAAGCGTTCAGTATCTTGCCGTACACCAAGATGGAGTCGTTTGATCGTTCTACCTACGAGAACATACTGATTGGTCTAGCAGGTCCGCTCATTGGCGGCACGGGTCTACGCATCTTCGAGGGTATGGGTCTGATTGGCGATGGTAAGTACAGCGAGGCGGCTACCAAGGTTCTGCCCACAGGCGTGGCCAACATCGTTAAAGGCGTGCGCATGAAGGAGCAAGGCCTCACAAGATCCACAGGCACCGAGCTTCTGTCACCCGATGAGGTCTCAGACTTCACAGCGTTCATGCAGGCTATTGGTCTGCGCTCAAACGAGGTGGCCGACACGCAGTTCCTAAGCAGAGTAACCACGGGGTACGACGCGTTCTACCGGGATGAAAGCAAACGCATCCGGGATATGTACCAAGACGCATGGCAAAGTGGCGACCGTGAGGCCATGGTCGAAGCTCGCGAGCAGTGGGTGGAGATGAATCAATCACGTATGCGCTACGGCTTTAGGCCGCAACCGCTGTCTAACTTGATCCGCGCCCCGCTAGAGAGGCGTAAGTACTCCATCGAGTCGCGGCGGGATATGAACCGAATGAACTACAACCTTGCAAACGTGAGGCAACCATGAGCACCAAGAAGTCACCATCACTGTCGGTCAAGCGAGGCGAGAAGCTACCGACCAAAGAAGGAGCCGGTCTCACGGCCAAGGGTAGGGCCGCGTATAACAAAGCCACGGGCTCTAACCTCAAAGCCCCGGCTCCTAACCCCAAGACCAAGAAAGATGCGGCAAGGCGAAAGTCCTTCTGCGCCAGAATGAAACCCATTGCAGAAAAAAGCGAGAGGGGTAGTCGTGCAAGAGCATCAATGCGTCGTTGGAAATGCTGATATGAAAGAAATATGGGCTGATATTCGCGGGTATGAGGGTAGATATCAAGTTAGTAATCTAGGTAGGGTCAAGTCACTGGCCCGTATGCGCCGGGGCAAGCACGGTAGCCAAGTCCCCGTCCCGGAAAAAATTATGGCGTTGACGTCAAAAAAAGATACCGGCAGAACAAAACCATACCTCGAGGTCAGGCTAAGAGACGGTGGTTCTAGGTTCGAGTCTTCCAGATCATTTCTAGTGCATCGCTTGGTCGCAGATGCTTTCATCAAGCCTTTGGAGTTAGATGAGCAAATCGATCATATAAATGGTGTCCACGGAGACAATAGGGTGGAGAACTTGCGGGTACTGCACTACCGAGAACACGCCAAACTACACCCGACTTTTTACAGCAGTGAGACTCGTGCCGAGGCACAAAAGGCAATACAGGAAAAGCTAAAGAGTGGATGGCGCCCCGGGCAGTACAAGCGGACTAAGGCTCAACGCGAGCAAGCAAGACGTAATGCTAGTAGCCGTGTCATATGCCGGTGCCCAGACACAGGAAGATTTTTGAGTGACCACTCAAATCAGGGGATACCTCCCCAAGTAAACCCACCTTCACAACCAAAAGGAGTTTGACATGAAGGCAACCTCAACCCGCAAGGGTTCCACCCCCGCTAAATCCGTAGCCGCTTTCAAGAAGGCCGCTCGCCAAGAGAAACGTGCCGCTAAGGACATGAGCCGTGCCAGCTACGATGCCAAGCATGGCCGCCCGGGCAAAGCCGCAGAGAACAAGATGTACGCCAAGCGCCAAGAAAAGCGTGCAGGCCACAACATCGCCAAGGCCTTGCATGCGGCAACCAAACCGGTGCGCAAAAAGAAGTGATTTCGTGGGGAATCTGTGGGGAATTAAGTTCGGCGTGGGGAATTTCTGGGGATTTAGTTAGTGACTACCCGTGCCAATTTGTGATTCTCCGAGATCGTAAGTGCTTGATTTTTAACGATACGGGCGTTAGGTACTAACTGTGGATGTGCCGATGAGAGGCATCACTTTTTCGCTTTTTATCGTTATGAATCAAGTACTTACAAAATCGCGTGGGGAATTTGTGGGGAATGAGTTTTAGGATTTGACTCTGCGCGCGGGCTGTATAGAATCGTTATCTCACGTGTGTATGTGGGAATACGATGGCCTATCTCGAGAAACTCAAGTCCGGTAGATGGCGTGCGCAGATCAGGCGCAAGTCGTTGCCAGTCATTAGCAAAACCTTCGAGCGAAAGATCGACGCCGTGGCGTGGTCCCAAGACGTAGAGTCAAAGCTACGGGCGGGCAAGTACAAGGTCGACGACGGCATCACCGTCGAGCAGGTGTTTGAGGCTTACATGCACGCCAAGACCAAGGGCCACGAGAAAAAGAAACGCTCGGACATCATCCGCATCAAACGCTTTTTGCGCGACCTGCCATTCATGCCACTGAAAGCCTCAGAGCTTGTGGCCGAGCATATCAATGCGTGGATTAAACGCCGTAGCCAAGACGGTGTAGAGCCGTCCTCGATTCGCCGCGAGTATACGATCTTGCGTGCCGCGCTACGCTACGGCGCGCACCGGCTAGACGCACCTATAGATCTGGATCTGTTCAAGAAGGTCGATGTGCCGCCGCACAACCCACCGCGCAGGCGAAACGTGGCCAAAGAAGAGATAGATAAGTTGTGGGAGATTTGCCCCAGTCCCATTGGGCACACGGCCAGTAGTTACATACCGGCGGTGTTTGAGTGGTGTTGCGAGACTGCGATGAGAAAAGGTGAGGCACTGGCCTTAAAGCACAGCGACATCTTCGAGGAAGATGGTTTCATGTGGGCTGAGTTGCATACGTCAAAAAATGGCCACGGGCGCTCGGTTCCGATGTCACCCCGAGCCGTAGAGATTTACCGCATGCTACCCAAGGACGGCGAGTATCTCTTTAAGATCGCCTCGGGCACGCTTGACACCTTGTTTAGGCGCTACGTACGCGAGGCGGGGTTTGAGGACCTGCACTTTCATGACAGTCGACACCAAGCCACACTGGCCATGTCAAAAAAGCTCGGCCCCATGCAACTGGCCAAAGTCACAGGCCATCGCTCGCTTACGACTCTACTAACAGTCTACTACCAGCCTTCCGCCGCTGACCTTGCACGCGAGCTTGCGACTCCTCGCGACGCTTAGCGATCCATGCCTCGACGTCATCTCGGTGCCACAGCATACGCTCACCGGGCTTGGAAAACCTCGGGGGTAAAGACCCCGGGTCACGGAAGATCTGGTTACGAATAGAGCCGGGCGTGCGTTGAAGCAACTCGGCTAACTCGTTGATGCCTAGAAAAGGTGTATCAGCCATCTTTCTTCCCCGTGATTCGAGCTTTCTCTACAGCGCTGATGGTCTCTGACCATGCCATCGAACCCATCTGGTCACCGTACAGACCGTTCATTTTGTCAAAGCGCAGGCAGATACAGCGCGTCTGACCCGTCGACATCGTGGTGCCCCGGCCCANCACAAAGCGCTGGTCGTCAAGCTCTACCCACAGGCCCAAGCGTTTGATCTCAGTAATGAGCGCCCCGGGTGACAGGCGGTTCTTAAANCACCAATTCCTGACCTGAGCATAGGACAGGTACANGCGGCCAGAGAATTGCTCGTTGGCGTTGGCCTCNCCGATGATGGCNCGGCCNTAGAGTAGACCGTCTTTGATGTTGGTCAGTCGATCTGGCTCCGCGTGACGTGCGTCTTTGTACAGCCCAGTGACAGCGGTGTGCGGNGCCATGCTGTTGATCATGTCACCTACGGCGTCCTCGATGTTAAGTGTGTGGTTCTGAACCACGTCCACGGCCAGACGACTAAAGAGATCCATGGCGTACTGGTACACGGCCTCAACATCAAAGTTCAAGATACCGAGCTTGTTGCAAATCTCCAAGGCGCTTAGCGTGCACTCAGCATGACTGCGGTAGTTACGGTACTCAGAGTCGGAGATGACTTTGCCTAGGCGTGAAGCCCACGCATTCATGATCTGCTCGACCTCTTCGCGGTGCGTGACCACGTAGCGGATGAAGGCGTCCCCAGCGGCACCCTGACACTCGTTCAGTTTGCGCACCCGAGCGTTCATCAACTCACGCTCTTTGTCATTGAACTGGTGCTCGTCGATGTAGATCTCAACCATGCGCACAGCTTCTGCGGCGGTGTTGCTTGCGTAGCTAGACAGCAGACCATGCAGGTCAATGTTGGCGGTCACAAACGGTGACATCGCCCAGTAAAACTGATCGGCGGGAACCACACCCTTGTTCGTTGAGCGCAGGCGCTTCTTACCCGTACCCATCGAGGTGTCGTAGCAGAACTGACTGATGGCCTTGGGCTCCATGTGAGACACGTCGTCGAGCAACATCGGCAGGTTCTTGTACATGCCCATCTGACTGTACTTATACTGGGTTGTGGCCCCCTCGTCGCCACCGATGGTCATAAGCGCCGGGTTGCCGAATGCGGACATGGCCGCCACTGCTGTGGTCGTCTTGCCTTTTGCTGTGCGACCGCCCGTGATAGCAAAGACCACGCCGCGATACATAGAGTCTGTACACAGTGGTGTAAGCACACAGCCAAATGCGTTGGCAATGGCGTACTGGCGGTGGCGTTCGCCCGGTGCATCAAAGATGGCGTGGATGGTATCAGTCCACTCCTGCAAACTGCCAGTAGGGTCAGGGAAAGTATCGACCAAAGTCTTTAGCCCTTCGGTGGGCACAATGTCTGTGATGGTGCCGTCAGGCATGTAAGCACGGCTACCGATAGAAAATGACTCGAGGTTTCTGTCCCAACCAAAGTGGGCTACTGATTTACGCATGGGGGTCTCCCTTTGAAGTTTGTTAATCCAAGCTCGTAGATAGGCCATAAAAGATTCTCCTGCTTCCTTGTTGTCCGTGCGGACAATCTGATAGTTGCCAAAGACACGCAGTGCCTCGTTAGCTGTGCCGTTGCACAGGCCTTGAGGTACCGAGAAATCCACGCGCCCTTTGTTCGGGAGATGGGCACGGAAGTGCGCTTCAGAACTACCGTCCTCGCTTGTGACGAGGTACAGGCCGTAGAACAAGGTGTGCGAAAAAGGCACAGCCTTGACCCGCTCTTCTTCCGGGATGGGGATACAGCGCACCAGCACCCCATCTTTCCAGTCAAAGCCTTTGGGTAACGCAGGTATAGAGACACTGGTCGAACCAGACGGCGTGTCAATCTCACGCTCGATCTGTCCACTGGCATCGGCCTGCGTGGTGGTATCAGGCTCGTAGCGACCGAGCACAATCGGGGATTTGATGTTGCCNTTGTGTGGGCANTCGGCGCACCCGTCGCTGTTGTGTCGCTCAAAGTGTTGGCATGTCGGTGGGCCAGACTCCCACGTGTCCCACTCGCGCTGATAGTCTGTTTTCTCGTGCGCCTCGTGACGGCGCTCGGTCCACTTCTCAGCCAGCGTGATGCCTTCCTCGCAGAACTTGGTCAGTCCTACGCCTGCACGCCACACCTCGTAAGACACATCACCTTGCGTCTGGGCCATGACCTTGATCTGTTGGCACTTGGTGGCGATGACTTCGCCTGACGACGGCATGGTCACGCCCTCGTACGGTGCCAGTTGGCTGTTCATCTCGGCGGCTTGTTCTTCGCTCAAGATGCCAAGCTCACCCATGTTGCGCTCGATAGTCGCTTTGAACCACTCAAAGCTCAGAGGCTTAGCCTCACGCAAGCACCTAACGGGTTTGACCTCGAGGTCAGGCTTGCGGTTGTGTGTGCCCACAGGGCGCAGGACACGCTGTGAATCACTAGTAGCACTCGTATCTATCAACAAGCCACGGCGCAAAAGCACAAGCTCTAGGTCTTTAGCCGTGCGACGCCACTCGGCCACGGGTATATCCTGATCCATGACCCAGTAGCAATGCAGGCCGTGGCCAGAACTAATTAACAGCGGTAAGGGTAGACCTGCGTCATGGCAAAAATTAGATAGCTCGTTAGCCGCTTCCTTCTTGCTACCGTAGCCTTTGTTGTCTTTGACTTTATCCTCACCAATATCTATGTCAAGCCAAAATGATTTAGCGTAGAACGCGTTAGCTTTGGTGCGGTATTCCTTCTTGCCCTCATTGTTGGTAATGCTGGCGTGACGAAACGACGCGCATGCATGATAGATACCACCTTTGTAGCCACGACTCTCGACAAGGGTAATGCCCTCGGCGAGCTTCTCAGGCGACGAAAACGCTTTATGCTGTACGACACCGCGGGTGCTGATGAGCACCATCATGTACACGCCTTGCGTTGGCAGTATCGTCTTTAAGAATGTTTGTGTGTCCATCTCGACTCCAGAGACAAAATAGGGGGGACAAGCCCCCCAGTTGTTGCCAGTGATGCTTAGTCGAAGTCGATGTCACTGAGATCTAAATCGCCTAGGTCGTCTACTACATCATCCTTTTTCTCGGGCTCAGGCTTAGGCTTGGGCTTAGCCGCGGCTTTCGGTTTGGCGCGAGGTTTGGGCTTGGGCTTTTCCTCCTCTTCCTCTTCCTCAACCTCTTCTTCAACCTCTTCTTGTGGGCTCTCAGCCTCGGCCACGGCCTCGTCGATCTCGTCAGCCGCTACCACTTCTTCCTCAGCCTCGTCGCTGTCGTCAGTGATCTGAGCGTGCTCGGAGTTAATAGCTACCCCACCACCGTTGATGATGTTGTCCACGATCTCTGACTGAGCCACCTTGTCGATCTTGGCAAAAGTATCTGGGGGTACCAGTCCGACGGGGTTAAACACCAGCTTAGGCGTAGAGGCCTCGTCCTCAAAGGACAGGCGTACGACCACAGAGTTATACGAGAGGCGGCGACGGGCGCAGACGCTACCGAACTCACGCCACGCTTTGATAGATGCCGCTGGCACACGCAGTAACATCGGATCGTCGACCGCATCAGGTGCAACCACAGCCAGACGCACGGAGTCCGTGCAAGCCTTGATCTTGGTACCGCTTTCTGTGGTCTTGCTACCCCACACATTCTTGGGGCATGTGGCACAGCTCTTGGCCTGCGGCTTCTCGATGGATGCGTCAGGCTTGATGCCGTCAGCAGAGTAGCAATCCGGGCGGCTGTCGTCGCCCTCCTTCCAGCCCTTGGCGTAGAAGATCTTCGAGCGGTTCGGGTTAGCTCGTAACACCACAACCTCTAGCGTGGTTGCGTTGGACTCGGGGTCCTTGGGGTTCTTGATGTAGGTGCGGTTACCGTCTCGCTTGATGGCCCACGCTTTGCCTTTCAGTGACAGCACTGGAAAGCCTGCACCTAGGTGGTTAACAAGATCTTTGTTGTATTTATCCGCGGCAAGCGTAGCGTATGCGGGCAGTTGGTCTGAGTCGAATGGAATGATGTTGGACATATTTACTCCGTGGGTTAAGAGGAACGACGAATGCGTAGTACGTTCTCACTACGCCAGTTAACGCCGGGGGGAAGTTCACCATTGTTGGCCTCGATAAAGACCTCGATGGCAGATTTGAGGGGCCTAGCGTCTAACAGACCCCACTCTTCATTGGACCTAATGTAATCGAGAAAAGCCTGCTTGTCAGCCGTGGTGCAGGAGTTCTGCGTTGAGATGTAGGCAGTACCCGCCTCGCTTTTCATGGACTGGACATCGTTCTTTTCCATGGCCGCAAGGATTAGACCCTCGACCTTGGTCATGTAGTCGTCGATGACCTTGACCTTCTCGTTGTACTTGGCGCGTAGCTCGTCTTTCTTGTCGCGAGCGGCGACATACTTCTGGATGAGTTCGTTTACGTGCATGACAAAACCTCCTTGGGAAAAGGAATAGTAGCTAACAAAAATAATAATGTCAACTAGTATCTAACAAAAAATAATAATTTGTTACTGATTTTTGAGCATGTCGAGCAGAAGGTTCTGCATATCTTCTTTGCCCTGAAGTGCTCGGTAGATGCGGTCCTCGATGGGCGAGGCCGAGATAGTGACTACCCGGGTCTTGGACTTCTGACCCAAGCGCAGGATGCGAGCGTTGGCTTGGCCGTAGGTATCGAGGCTGTGAATCGGGGCATACCAGACGATCGTGGTGGCACGCGTAAGGGTCAGGCCGTGCGACATGGTGCCCGGGTTTGCGACCAGTATGCGTGGGTCGTCTTGGCGCTGAAAGTTACTGAAGATTCCATCGCGCTCGGCCTTAGTGGTTGCACCTTGGACAATAGCCACGGACGTGTCTTTCTCTAACTCACTGGCCACGTAGTTCAGCGCCCCGGTCAGCGGCACAAACACAATGACTTTGCCATCGGACTCCTCAATGACCTCGCGCAGTACGGCAATGCGATCCGGTGCTTCGAGGTGCACCGTCTCACCCTCACGGGTGTAGGCCACACCGCAGGCAATTTGCACCAGCTTACTGGCTTTGATGGCCTCGTTCACTGCCAAGATCTGTCCGCCTTCGTGCTCGGCTTTGAGCTTTTGCATCATCTTGGCATAGACTTCTTGTTGCTTGGCCGACATCTCAGCACGGCGCTCGATGTAAACCATGTCAGGCAGTTCAGCCACATCGTCAAGCGAGTAACGAATCGACGGTTGCATCCAGCGCAAGACGGTATCGGTGGCGTCGTCCTTGGGCACCCACTTAAACGCGGTGACTTGGCGCATGGTGGCGTCGCGTGCGCTGTTGAAATACTTGGGTACGTCAGGCGAGGTGGGCACCACGAGTCGGCACTGCGCCCACGCATCGGTGGGCGCGTTCGGCGTGGGCATACCGGTTAGCCCCCAGACACGTCGGGGCGTCTGCTTATTGCAGATGGTATTCATGGACTTCCATCGCACCGTGGTGGCGTTACGGAACATGGCGCACTCGTCAATAATCACCAAGTCAATGTCAGATCGCTTGGCCAATTCTTTTTCGATGATGCGCACACCCTCGGTGTTAATCACGTAGACGTCGGCTTTGG